CGATATTTCGAAGTTTAATGACATGTGCCTTGTAAAAGGGGCACGCCCGATCATTAACATCCTTAAAGGGATGCTTATTGTTTCGGGTCTTCGGGTTACTCTGGGTAAAATCAAAACAATTGTTAGTCTATGTCGTACTTTAAACCGCCTTATCGAGACACAAGGTCCTCGAGGAGCGTGCCTTCATTTGAAGGCAGCCGCAGTTTCACTGCAGCAAGCTCTCGGCGAGTACTATATAGCTGATGTTTCAAAGATCGCTGGTGCACGTCCTTCTCGTAATAGGAAGGGCTTGCCAAGATTGATCCTTCGCGAGCACAGAAATTGTATTCGTGCTAACGAGTTCGCAATCGCCAGATTCTATCTAACGTTCTTTAATCTGTATAGAAATATGCTCTACCTCGGTAACCCGGGGTTGAAATCGATTACTGATCCCGGATCAGGGACTGGTGCTCTAGATAGTATTATCTATGAGTACATTCCCCGATTCGTGCGTTTATTCGTGTTTGATAGGATCTCCCAAGCCGAGTTCCTCGGAATTCTCCGTGGAATGGCCGGTAAGATGTCTCCGATCTTCAGATCTGCGCCGGGTGGGTTCAAGTTTACGTCTGCTGACGTGAACGTGCCGGACGAGGAATTCAATTTCTCGTCACACCCTGTAGTTCTTGTTCGACAGGCAATCTCTCTTGCTGCTTCTAAGCCGTTAGCTATTGCTCTGATGCAGATCCTCGGTTTTACCGGGGACCGTGTTATCGGAAAACAGTTTATGGCAATTATTAGCAGCGGGATTGGGGATATGTTGAATCCGCTTTTCGCCCTTGGGAAACTAGGGGCCAAAGTGGAGGCAGCCGGTAAGGTTAGAATATTCGCTATGGTGGACGCTTGGACTCAATGAGCCCTAGCGCCTCTCCATGGTGCTATATTCGAGATACTGAAAGGTATCCCAATGGATGGAACATTCAACCAAGCAGGTCCGCTCGCAAGGGCGAACTCTTGGTCGGGTCTCTACTCATTGGACCTTACGGCGGCGACGGATCGTCTGCCCATTAAGTTACAGATAGCACTCCTCGGAGCGCTACTCGGTAATCCCGCGATAGCGGATGCTTGGGCGACGCTTCTCGTCGATCGATTTTATCGATTCAGCGTAATGGGCTTCGAACAGTTCGCCTGCGTAATTAAATACGCGGTTGGACAACCCATGGGGGCTCTGTCCTCGTGGGCGATGCTCGCTTTTACTCATCACTTTATGGTTCAAGTAGCGGCATGGATGGCTGGAAGGCCTAGCCATACCTTGTACCTGAATTATGCCGTTCTTGGTGATGACCT